TCACGCCCTCGGTTGTGTCGTGCCCCCCCAAATTCGATTCACGGTTTAGGCGTCGCTGCGTTCCGGACCTGAAACCGCTTGCAACTTATTGGGTTTCGCTTGCAAGCTGGCCTTCCCCGAGGGGCTCACCTTTGGCCTCTTCCACAACACTGAGTAGTTTTTCTCCGACCAATTCGTCGCCCAGGAAATCAATTTGCTCAATAACCAAATGGTACCCATCTTGCCTGAATGTGGCCTTTGGGTATTCCTTGGAAATGGCCTCGATCAACACGCCAAGAACGCTAATTAAAACCGGGAGTTTTATTTAAACTATCTCCGTTACAGAAAACTCCTTAATTCCAATCGCCTAGATAGCGGGCGGAATGGTTGGTTCCGGCGGCTCAACTACAGGCTCACCGTGCTCGAACAACCGCGTTCCGTTTTCGTATGCTTCCAAATCGCTCTTTGGGACCCATACGCCATCCTTCGCTTGCGTGTACCCAAAAAGATCCGCGTTTTTCCTTAACCAAGGTCCATCGAACTCGACTCGGCGGCGATCGAAGGTCATCGCTATTTCTTTGTCCGGCTGCTTAACTGTCGTCACTATAACTATCGTCACTATCGCGTCTCCCTGATTTCAATGTCGTGTTGTGCGGCCATCATTTTCTTTTTGGCCTTGTATTCGCGGGTTTTGAAACCCTTTACGTCTTCGACAATCTGTTGGCCGTTTTCGGTGTAGACGAAATCGGCAACGTAGTGGACCACCTGAACTAGGCGGTACCGAACTTGGCATCGCAACGCGGCGATCTTTCCGGCTTGCTCGAGCAGCTTCAATTCGGCGTACCGACGCGCCTCGCGTTTCGAAGCAAACCGTTTGCCGTCCACGGTCGTCGGCTTGGCCCCGTATTTGTGCCCGGTCTTGCCGGTGAGGGCTGCCATCAACCGTTTGGTGCTGGTCGTCGGTCGGCTTCGCTTGGGCATCGCTATTCCTCTACTTCGCTTCGCTCTAGCGATTCGGAGTAGACGCGAACGAACTCGTCGACCGTCACGTGGCTGGAATCGTCGCGAATGAACGTCGCCACCATGTCGCCCAAGTCGGTTGGATCGACAGATCCCTCGAGGGCCAAGGCCACTTCCTGCATCAACCGCCGCTGCTTGGATCGCAGTGCGCTGGCTTCCTTGGCGATAGCGGCCAAGCCCCGACGCAAATTCTTTGCACGTTCGGCCTTGGCTGGTTGTGCAAGCTGGGCGACTTCGCGGTACTCCGAGTCCAACCGCACGAAAGACAACAACCCAGCGGTGAGATTCGTGTACCGGGTCGCCTTGCCGGTCATAGACGGCCACCCATCGGGTCTCGGGTTCTTTGGGTCCATCACCCGTGGTTTAGTCGTGTCGACTTCCGCCATGTAGGCGGTACCACGAACGAAATCAACAACCATCCAAACCGTTGCCCGTGTTTGGTCCCCATTGAGATGGACCCCATAACACTGCCCAATCCGTAGCTGTTCGTCGAACTGGTCGACCAAGTAATTCTTAAGACGCTTCACCATTTTTACCTCCATTTCAAAAAAGCACGCCCCGGGTTGGTGACGCCGCGCAATCTTCGGCCCCGGGGCGTGCCCGTTGTTGCTCAAAACAATTCCAACTGAACCGGTCGGTTTCGATGCGTCATGCACACCACCGTGGCCGGTTTCCCATACTGGGTCTCTCGGGTTTCTCCGGTGGAATGGACCCATCCGTCGGACTCTAATTCCTTTACCCTGCCACACACGGAACTCAACGGCAGACCTAACTCGGCGGCTATTTCATGCCGAGTTAAACCGTTTGGTTTGCGTTCCAGTAGTCGCACAATCCGCTGCTTTACGTCGGGCAAATCCTGCAACGCGTGATAGACACGGTCGCGATTGGTTTCGCTTTCGATACTCACGACTCCCCCTTAGGCGTGCTTGCAACACGGCCTGTCTTTTTCTGAGGGCGTCCTAAGGGCTTGCGGGCTCCACGCTGCGGCAAACACAAGCCGCACTGAACGGCCAGCTCCCACGTCAACTCCCCCGCAATGATGCGACGGCGTAAACGGTGGTAATCCGCTGCGGTCAAACCGCGTGAAATAGTGCGTTTTTGTTTTTTGTTGCGTGGCATGGTTAGGTAAGCATACACGTTTTTGCAAAAATGCAACGGCGCGAAAATCATTTCTGCACACTGTTTAGTTTCTAGTTTTTTCTAAATCGTTATCCGATAGTCACTTGCGTTCCACAAAAAACTTGCAAAATTCTCTAGGCGTGTTATGATTGACTGGAGGAAAAGCATGGCAAAGAAAAAATCAGTAGATCGCGCTCACGTTTTCACGATCGATGAAATTGCGTCGGTAGAACGGCAACTCCAGCTAGCGGGGGAAATTTTCGCGGAGTTTCGCACGCTTGCAGAAGCCACAGAGTCAAAAACCATTGCGGCCCACAACCGGCTGACGCTAGAACGTGCCCTAGGTGCGTTGGAATCCACCGTCGCTGCAATTCAAAAAGCGATTTGGTTGCATCGGGCCGGTACGCCACTCGAACCAGGCCAACTCAAACCACGTTCCCCATTGAGAAATCCAGAAAATGACAAACCAACCGAACAATGAACCGGAACGCCAAGAAAACCAAACGCCAAATGAGGGCAACTACGGGATTGATTGGCTCTGGATTTTGTATGTGGTTTTGTACTCGGCGTTCTTTGCGTTCATCGGCCTGAACTTAGCGATCCCAAACGGATGGGCTGTTTTTTTGCTCGGCATAATCGCTTTGGCTGCCTTGAAATACTTGATTCGGTTTGACGGTTGATTATCATGTTGCTGTGCTTGCAACACGGCCCCAGCTTTTTTGGGGCCTCGATGGAAACCGAAACCGAAACGCAACCCGCCCTCTTGGCGGAATTGGCCAGAGGCCTTGCCGATCAACTCGAGCGCACGCGCCCCGCCCTGCCCCGCGTCGCTTATACGTTGGCCGAAACGGCGACCATGCTCGGTGTCTCGAAGCGCGTCGTCGAAGGCTTGGTCAACGGTGGGCAACTTCCCACCAAACGCGCCGGCAAATCGCTATTGATCACACACCGGGCAATCGAACGGTGGCTCCATGGCTAGCGTTTGGAAGCATGCCCGGGGCGGTTGGTATTTAGAAATCGCCATGCCCGTTGGCCCTGCGAGGAAGATCTATCTGGGCAAGATCCCCTCGAGCGCGGCCCAGTCGGTGCGGCTGCGCGCCGAGCAGCTCGGACGCCTGGCCCGAATCGGCGAACCGCCAACGCCGGAATTGGCCGCGTGGTTGGCCGCGTGCTCTCCATCGTTTTTGGAGGCTCTGCGTGGGGCTGGTTTGCTCAGTTCGTGGAAGTCAAACACGACGCCTGCGTTGCTCGATTGGTGGGCTCAGTACGTTGGATCCCGATCGGATTTTTCGGTTTCGACTCGCAAGGGCTGGCAAACCGCATTGCTCCATGTGTCGCAACGTTGGCCGACTCAAACGTTGAATGAAATCACGGCCTTGGATGCGAAGACATTCTCTCGAGATTTGGGGCTCGCGGTGTCGACGTCTCACGCGGCCAAGATCATCGGGCGGTGTTCCCAGGTTTTCGCGGCGGCGATCGACGCCAAGTTGATCACCGCCAATCCGTTTTCTGGAATCAAGCTCGGGCGTGGGGTCGACAACACGCGGCAAATCTATGTCGACGCGGAAACGGCTCGGCGTGTCCTGGATGGCTTCGCTACCCTCGAGGGGCGTGCGTTGTTCGCACTGGCCCGGTGGTGCGGTCTGCGAGTCCCACACGAACCTTTGGCCCTGACCTGGGCAAACATTGACTGGCACGAAAACCGGCTTACTGTCCCGAGCGGTACAAAAACCGGCTTGCGAGTGGTTCCCCTGTTCGATACGGCACGCACGGCCATGGCCGCCTTGTTCGACTCGGCACCGGCTACGCCGTGGGTGTTCAACCAGTGCCGTGCGTCGGCGGCGACTCAGTGGCGAACCTGGGCACTGACGGCCTGTCGCACTGCGGGCGTGCAACCATGGCCAAAACTCTGGCACAATCTGCGGGCTGCTTGTCGCACGGATCTCGAGGAACGGTTTCCCGGGCACGTCTGCGACAGTTGGCTCGGACACTCCGAACGCGTGGCCAAGGACCACTATTTACGCGTGACTCCCGACCACTGGGCGGCTGCTTGCGGGACCGTCCAAGAACCACCGAAAAACGAACCAACCCGCGCACGGGGCGCAACCTAGCGCACGGGGCTGCGCACGGGGACAACATGTATGGACGGTGGTCTGTGGTGGCACAAAACCAATAAAAAACGCGGTCCATGTGGAAATGGCCGCGTTGAAAAAAGATGGGAAGTACCCCTGCAAGGGGTCCAACAAACCGAACTTTTCTCGGCGATTTCGCCCCTGTGTACGGGGCGGCGCACGGGTCCTATTTTCTGGAGCAATTGACTATGGCAATCATCGACGACCGACCTCAAACCGGAACAAAAATAGAACGCCTGCTTTCAGGCGACTTTTTCTTGTCCCGTGGAAATTTGTACCTCAAGGCTAGCGACGACTTGGTTATCGACCTTCAGACTGGCACGAAAATAAATTTTGACCGACGTTGCTTGGTGCAACCCGTCTCGGTCGACATTTGCATCCGAAGCAACAAAGGCTGACCAAGGAAACCAAAATGCCAACCAAGCAACCAATTCCACCACCGCCGCATACTTGGCCCAAAGTTAGTTCGGCGAAGCTAAATCACGAAAACCACTGCCTCGTATACCCAGTGAAGGGAACGCGAGACGCCTTTTGCTGCGAATCCGGATGGCAAGTAGCAGGATGGTCAAACGCTCCTTACCCGAATCGCATCGGCGGAGAGGCAAAGGCAATAGTATTTGAAAAAACGTCGCCAGCATCGGAGTCGATCATGGATTTGCTGGCAGGTTTAGAGCCTGGATTGTATTGGTGTCACGGAGACATTGAGTTGATGGACATTAGATCCAATTCTCCGCCAACCTCACCCCCACCACCACGAAAGAAAGGCTAAGCAATGGACACAAGCAGACAACCAGAGGAACGACCGAGACAGGATCACGCAAGGTTTGCAGGAGCACTCGCGAAGGAACACGACCAAGCCTACGAGTGCGCAAACGCCCTCTTTGGCCTGGCCCAATTTGCTGCTTGGTGGACTGATTTCAAGAAATCGTATTGCGAGGGAATAGAAGCAAGTTTTGAAATCAAAGAGAGATTACAGGTCGAATTCCGGTTTAAAAGGTATCTGTACAACTTTAGTCTCCGTTGCGATCTGACAAGCGTTACCGGCGATTGGGTTGATGGGCACCTCCTTTTGAATTTGCAGATCGGAATTTGGAAACTGCGCGCCGCCGAGAAAACTGCGCGCGAGCTAGGTACTTACCACTTCAATGACGCGACGGCATACACCAACAATGTAAGCTCAAACATGCCAGGAATCGGCAACCCGCCAGCCAAACCAACACCACCCAGGAATTCAACTCCCTAAGAATGATCACGCAAAACAACGATCTATCCGCCGCGGTAGAGTGCGTCAAAAGCAGCTACCCCGGCGGCAAATCTGGGGCTGGAATCTTTCAGCGATTGATTAATCTGATTCCCCCCCACCGGATCCTGATTGTTCCATTTGCTGGGCATTGCGGTGTGGTACGAAACATCCGGCCAGCGGAACACACCATCGTCATTGATCAAAACCCAGGTGTTTGCCAGTGGTGGTGGGATTGGAGTCGCACTAAGAAAGGTCGTGCGATCGCAATCCACAATTGCGACGGCATAGAATGGATGCGGTTTTCTCTCGGGTGTACGGAGTACTCCGCCGCACCGAGCTGCGACGCTGGATCCACCGACGGTCGATCGAGCGTCACCGGCAGCCACAAACGGCGGATAGATTGCGATCGCATGACGCGTGATTCCACGTCTGGGTACCGCGACGCACAAATCAGCGGCTCTCGAGCGACGGAAGAAACAGCGGCGCAGGCCTTCGTTTTCTGCGATCCGCCCTACGTCCTCAGCGAGCGAGCGAGCGGAAAAATCTACGAATGCGAGTTGAGCGACGAAGATCATCGAAGATTTCTCGAGGTCGTGACGGCGATTAACGCGTCCCGGTACCGTTTGATGGTCTGTGGGTACTCGTGCCAGCTTTACGCGTCGCTGCAGACCTGGTCCTCGATCGACCATCGCGTTCCAACGCGCGGAGGCTTGCAGGATGAGCGGATTTGGATGAACTACCAGAAACCAGTGCTCTTGCATGATTACCAGTACATTGGAGACGGTCGCCGAAGTCGCGAACGGATCCGCCGACGCCAAAAAAATTGGCAAGAGCAGCTTCGGCAAATGTCCGAGCAGGAGCGGTTGGCAATGCTCGAAGCCCTCAATTCTTAAACAAATCGGGTAATCCGTTTCAGAAACCGGGGCGGCTGTTTGAAAAACCGGGAAGTCCAGAACGTAAAAACTTACTTACCTCCCATAAATGGGGGTAGCGTGCGCAAAAAAACCGTCAGATAGTTCCGCTTCGCGGCGGACGCCTCCACCCCCCCAGGGAGAACCTTTGGAAAGGGGGGAATAGCCCCCATAGCTGCCCAGTGGTCACGCGGAAAACATGCAAAAACGCTGTGTTTTTGAGGTTTCTACAACGTGTTTTTGGCCCTGTTTGCACCAAATACCCTAGGTTTTTGAAGGGTGTTTCGATGCGTTACAGGTCGATTTCACCCGGATTCGGGGCGATCGTGGCGATTTGCTGGAGGGTTTCGACGTCTGGTCCCACTCTGATCACCCACCCCTCGATGTTCTGTGGAGTGTTTCCCCAAGTGCCATCGGATTGCTGGGATTCAAGTTCGTCTGGTTCGGCTGCTTGGCCAGCTTGCGGCGCTGCGTCGCTGATCGGAGGATTAAGAGTGGAGTTCGGCACCTCGCGAAACCGCCTCGAGCGCAAGACAAACGACTGCCCTGGCAACACGGTTGCGGTGAAGAACACCGGCTCGCAGTTGCACCAGTAGTGACGCGTCGGCTTAGTTGGCACCGTGCCGACGGTAAAGGCCAATGGGGTTGCTGCTGGCCCCTGTGCCTGCGGCTCAAAGTATGCGTCCTGATACGATCGAAGAGGTGCGCCGTTGCTGAGGCCAGTGAATGCACCGATCAACCCACCGGATGGATTGGCCGTGGAATCGTTGGATGATGTTTCGGCCCAATTAAAGTTGGTGAAGATCGACCCGTTCCACACACCGTTTTGGTAGAGCTGCCTTGGCCTCCACCAATTGCGGTTCACGTGCCTATGCTGGAACACCACCAACCCGTTGACCTCAACGGTAAACAGATAGCTGTTCGCGTAGTTGTTTGGGTTGTCTTGAGGCTTGCTGTAGTCGCCCGAACCAGATAGCGAAACGCGAAACGCACCCCAGTAAAGTCCAGGCAAATCGCCCGGTGGTTTTAGGTCAATGGTATTGCTTGTTAGGGTCGAGAAATCGTAGCGGCTCTGTCTGTAGATGTTAGCCAAACCGATCATGCTATACCTCCAGTCTGCCAAACGTGGTTGTGGTGCCCGATTGCCAAAACTCGAATCGTTGATTTGGTTCCTGGTTGCTCGAAATCCAACCGGATCCCGTATGGGTCGAAAGCGTCGGGGCCCTGAAACGTCTGTTGGGTGGTGGTCGCAAAGTCAAACACACCAAACCAACGTCCCGCAATCGTCATTTGTTTGGCAGTGGAAGTGTAGTTGTTCTGGTAGCTCCCTTGCGTCCAAGTCTGCAAGCCTGGAAACCGGTACTCTCTGACGGCCGCTCCGGCCACCGTTTGCACCGAATCAGGCCAGGCCTGCGGATACCGAGTGGATACCAATACCGGATTCGATCCTGTTCGTTTGATTTCCTGGATTCGAAAATCGTTTTGGCTCCAGCACCACAATTGGACCTGTGCTGCCCACTGTGGAATGTGGACAAATCTTCGGTACGCGTCGAACTGCATCCGAGTTGCATCCATGTTCCCAGCTCGGAAAGTTAGCTGGGGACGGCTCGCGTGATGATCCCAATCGAAAAGCGCCCAACCCTGTCCAGCGTATTGTTCCGTCGGTCGACTAGTCGTTGACATTTAACACCACCCTTACGTCGCACGCATCGGTCTGATCAATGTCGAAAACTTCAACGGCGGAAACGCGTTGATTTGAGCTTCGGCGATCCACTTTTTGGGAATGGAATGTTTCGTTCGGCGGTTGGTAGCTGAGCGTTGTACTTGCAATCGTCGCCCCCATCGCATCTAAGACGCGAAAACCAATGGACCCGCTGGCCTGAGTGCCTGGCGTCGATCTTACCGCCACTTCCCAAAGGTGTTCATAATCGTGAAGCGTTTCGACTTCCCAACGTAGCTTTGTGCCTGCCTGCGTCGCCGAGGCGGTAACGCGGTACCAATCTAGCTTGGTCGGGTCATACCAAGGATTCGACGGCGGATCCAATCGAACGGCCGCTGCGGGGCCTGTGATGGTTGGCAATTCCCAAATCCGGTTAGCGTCTTGGGTTTTGCCGATCCCTCCCGCGTAGTTGAACAATCGCCACGCGTAGATCGTCGGCGTATGCTGCCCCGAGCTCTGGCCGCTGGCCCATCGCCATCGAACGGGTTGGTCGGCTGTTGTTGTTTGGATCGGCCAAGCCATCGAGACCCGCTCGAACGGCATCCAAACACGGTTCAATGTTTGGACTGTCGGGTCGGCCAATCCATTTCCGGCGGGTACCACGCTAATCGGTTGCACGATCGAACCAACAATCCAGCGGCCTAAAGTGTTCAAAGCCAAGTCGGTCGGCGTCTCGAGCTCAAGTTCCGTTTGGGCTTGGGCTGTATCGGTCTGAACCACCACCAGATAGAAACCAGGCTCGGCAAACGTCAATTGGCTGCGGTTTGCGTTTTCGGCGTAGGTCGCACGAACGATTTCATTTTGTCCTGTCACGGCGAGTCGCCAACCGAGACCTGGCACGTTTTTTCTTTCGAACTTAGCCCATGCCAACGGGAGACCGTGCATCGTGTTTATCCTCGCAACTTCGGAAAGAACTGCAACGGATCGAGTTCGCCAAATGACGTTTGCACTGTAAACGTTGGGGCAACATAATTCCCGTTCAACCCAACACCCATGGTCAACGACACTTCGGAGACCTGCGCGTTGCATGTCGCCGCGTGAGGTGTGTTCGCGTTGACCGTGCCGATCATTTGCCCCGGCCACAACTTCGCTGTTGCTCTGCGGCTTACGACTCTGACAATCGATCGAGGCTGGAAATAGTATTGGGCTGCGAACTTCGCGAACTGTGTTGCCAATGGGGCATCGTCTCGGAGGACAAATCTAGCTGGCACCGTCACCGGCCCCGCATCGTTCACGCCGACGATAGTGTCTTTCATTACGACGACGTTTTGAAAGCGATCGCCCAAACGGATGGTTTTGATTCGGTCGGCATCGATGTTCACCGTGCCCGGGGTCGCGCCTGCAGGCGCTGAAAACGTTGCCGGATTTCGTTCGATCACTTGAGCCAATTGGTCTGATTGGGCCGCCACGGTCACCCGCAACTCGGCGGGGTCGATCTTTGGCACGTGCGGGGCGACTCTCCCACCTCCAGCGGCCAATGCTCCCTGATACCCACCGGTTACCTCGATTTCCAAACCGACGGCCATTTGGTTGTTAAGTTCTCGGGCTTGGATTTCATACGTTGGGTCGTTCGGATCGTACAGAACGTCCCGCACCGCCTTGGTGGACCAACAGTTCCATTTGCCGGTTAGAGTTCCATCGGATTCGTGCGTTTTGGCGTAGACCTCGCATCTACGCCATGGCGTTCGAGCGGCTTCGTGGGCGGTCTTGACGTCGGAAGTGGAAGCGGCGGAATAGTCTACGCCCTCGCGGAATGGTAGATCCGAGAGAAAACGCAAACGCAATGCCGTCGGCAAATAGCGTGTCGATGTTCCCAATGGGCGGTTGGGCTGCTCGTACTCGAACACGTCGACTGCGGGGTTGCTGTCTTTCCAATCGTAGGTGTGTTTGATTCTCCAATGTCGGCCAATTGGCTGGTATCTCGGAGACTCTCTAAGATCTCGCATCCGCTGCAACTGACGCATGATAGCCGGGTTCAACGCTGCGATCTCAGCGTTGTAAGCATCCTCGAGCGCTGTCGGCCATGCTGGTTCCAATTGGTTTGTCGTGTCTATCGTAAACACTACCAATTTGGGGGCACCTTCGACGACCAAAGCGGTGTACTGTTGGGCACCATTTGTTTGTACACTCACCGCCGTTGCTGAGTCTGTCGCGGTCTGCAAGTTTACAACTCGAGTGTTGGCTGGAAATGTTTGATTGGCCCCTGTTTCGTCCTGAATGGTGGCCGCCGTGGTAATGGTCGTGAATGGTTCAACCATGACTCGGTGGGGGGTAACCGATTCGTCTACCCACACCCAATAACCGTGACCGCTCTGCGGTGCCAACAGTCGATCGAGGGCCCCTTTCAAGGTCAACCCATCGCAATCTAGCCGAGGGAGAAACCAATCTGCAAATTGAGTAGATGTGTTTGGCGGGGTCAAAATGTCGTGGTCGAAGATCCACACGGGCACAAAGAGCGTCTTCGTTTCGTCGCCGTTTTGTACGTCGGCCAAAGGGCTGAACTCTGTCGTCACTCCTACGCGGGGCGGATTGTAGGCGACTAGGTTCTCGAGCACGTCTCCCAATTGCCATGCGTCCAATGCTTGTGCCTGAGCGATCCCATACAACCCAGCGAAGGAATGCTGGTAGACCTGTCGACTCTGTTGATTAGCCAATCCAAATATTGGTGCTGATTCTTTGGCTGCGGTGCGGCTCTTTACGATCTGGATTCCACCAAACCGGTTAGGTGAATCGTCGGCCTTGGAGTCGGACACGTTGAATTGTGGGGCTGCCCATCCGGCCCTGGTCGTTGGATTTGGTTCGAACGCACTAACAAACCCAAAGTTGGCACCCACTTTTTGGTAAGTGCGTTCGATCGGTGCCCGGTCCAGTGCGGCGATCATGCCGACACAACTTAGGGTCTGTACCCCCGTCGCTTCATTCACAAACGTCGGCGGGCTGCCTGGCACAACTCGGGCGACGATGCCACCCTGTTCGTCGGCCAGGTCGTCGACAAATCCATGCCAAATCCGAGTGCCATCGGAACACGTGACTACGATTTTGACATAGTGCCCCAACCATGTTTTTTTGTTACGTGTTGTTTCGACGTTGGAACTGTTCTCGACCGTTCGGCCATAGCGGTACCGAATCGTCGCCGTTGGTATGTTTGGGGCTGCGTTCCAGCTTACGGAAAGCAAATCCAACTTGTCATCGACCACCCAGTTGTCGGCCCACCGTTGCTTGGTGTGGATAACGACCGAGACGTCGTTGGCAATCGCATCGCCAAAGGTCAAAAGGTTGTTCGTCGGCTGTGGAAACGGGTAAGGAAACGCGGTCACAGTTAAACCTCGACGGGTTGCAAACGAAACGTACAACGCAACACAAACGCCGGGCTGACAACAACCCTGACATTGCCCCTCGGGCATTGATAGAACGGCATGGGCTTGATTTCTGAGCTAACAACCTCGACCACAATGAAAGTGATACCGTCACCGGCGAAATCGACACCACCCATAATCAGATTTTGAGGTGCGGCGGTAAATGTGTTTCGCCAAATGAACTCAGCGGTGCGTGCAAGGTCGTAGCTTGCGAACGCATACTCACCCACAAGCTCGAACGCATTACCACGTCGGCCAGTGTTAAACACGGAAACACCGTCGTCGCCTGATTTGTTTTCGACTTCACGCCGCATCTGTGGCAAATCGACATTGCCAATCAGATTATCGAAACTCAGGCTGCCAATCGAATTGCTCACGGTGCGGCTCCTGCGTTAGCTCCCGGGGCCATTAACATGCCCCGCAAGTTGTTTTGGTTCGGTGTGTTCTGGCCGGTTTCGAGTAGTCGACGCGTCGCTTCCATCGTTTCCAACTGCCTGGCCAAAAAATTGTTTGTGTTTTCTCCCTGTCGCCGCATTTGCTCCAAACGCTCTGGGAGTATCAACAATTTGTTGATTGCTTCGATTGCCGCTGCCGAGGTTTCAATCTTTTTTGGGTCGGCACCGACGTTTTGTAAATAATCGATTCGCTCTTGTAATTGGGCAATTTCGGCTCCACCCACCCCGCTGGGGCCCTCGGATCCTCGCGAAAAGTATTCAATGGCATTTGCCCCAACGCTACCTGTTGCACTTAGCATGTCGACCGACGTGGAGCTCATCGCATCGCGGAAAATCGACGACACGGCCGCACGCACCTGGCCTTCTGTGTCTCCGGATTGCTGGATGTTCCTCGCGGTCTCAAATTCGTTTGCTGCGGCCACCACCCTGGCCTGTGGTGTCTCGACCGTGGACGCTGCGACTTGTTCGAAGGCCTTAACGTCGGTCGTTATCGTGCTGTTGGCGGTTTTTAGTTCCTGAGAGATTTGGCTGTTCGCGTTTAGCAGCTCGGCGAACAATGGTCGGAACTTGGCCTCCCCTGTGAGGCTTTCGGAAACGCTCGCTCGCAGCTCGGGGTTGGCTCGGACGGCCTCTAACCTCTCCGAAAAGGTCGTAGGTGCCTTAGCCGTCGCTTGAGTAGCTGGAAGCTCGGCCAATTGTTTTTCAACAAGGGAAATGGCCTGTGCGGTTTCCTTGCTGACACTAGCTAGAGCACCCTTTTTTGGATCTAGGGCCGAAGCCTGTGTTTTGGCCAGGGTCTTCAAATCGTCCAACTGTGCTGTCAACGCTTCTCGTTTTGGATCGCTAGGACCTTGGCCAGTGGTGACGCGTTGAATCACGGAAAGGGTATCGAGTTCTTTGGCATCGCGACGGGCTTTCAGTTCCGCTTGAGCTAGGTCTTGTTTCGCCTGGTCGGCTCGCAATCGTGCGGTGTTGGCCTCGGGTGTTTGATCGGTCGGCTTGAAAAACCCAGCGGTGCGTTCCGTGTCGGCAATTTTGAGTCTCGCCGACTCGACGGCCAATTGGTTATCGGTCTGCCCCAACCGCAACGTCTCGATTCGTTCAGTGCGTTCTTTTACGATTTTTGGATCGGCGAACGCGGCAGAAATCTGACGAATGAAATCAGTCGTCGCCGTCGCGGCGCTCTGGCCCGATGGGTCGACTTTGGATAGTTTTGCGAAAAGTGCGACGCCTTCGCGTGCCGCGTCGACTTTGTTTTGTTCTGGGGCCTGAGAGATGGCCGCGTTGACCGATGCGGCGGCTCCCTGGGCCAGCTTGGCCAATTCCTCAGGTCGTGCCACCGATCCCGTGCTAGCCAAGAGTGCAAGGGCCTCCTTGGCATCGCCTAATCCAGTCGCGGCCATGATGTCGGCTGTGGCCGTGGCAGTGGTCTGCAATTGATCCGGCGTGAAACGCGTCAAGCGGGCCGATTCGGTGACTACGCTTTTCGCCTGTGCTTCTCCGACAATACTCGCGGCGGATCCCAAAGCGGTAGTAAGCTTGGCCAAGTCTGAAAACTGAGTGTCTCTGGCAATCTGTGGCACTGTCTGTTGAAGAGTTGCCGAGATTTCTTGCGGCGTTTTCCCAGCTAGATTTTTCGCGGCTTCCTGTTGGGCGGATGCTAGTTCTTTGGCCTTACCCAAAGCTTTGTCCTGATTGTTGATCAAGATCTCGTGCGCTTTGGTAACGGTGTTTACCGCCGCTGAAACGCTAATGTACGCGGTTGCCAAACCAATCACCGAACCCAAAACGGTATCGATGCGTTGTTGCCTTCGGTGTTCCGCGTCTGCTTGTTCCTTCGCTGCCACCTTTGCCGCATTCGCGATTTCTTTGGCCGCGTCGGCTTGATCTTTTGCGGCGGCCTTGGCGGCGGCTGCGGATTCTCGGGCGGCTGCCTTCGCTGCCTCTGCGGCTTCTTTAGAAGCGGCTTTTTCTGCCTCGGCGGCTTCCTTAGCGGCTGCCTTGGCTGCGTCGGCGGCTTCCTTAGAGGCTTTGCTTATCTTCTTGTAACCCGCATCGGTTTTGGCCTGTTGGTCCAAGATGCGTTGGAACGCTTTGTAGAGCTCGGCGTCGTCTCCCGAGAGGGTAACAATGGTTTGGGCCATCTAGTTTTTCACTTCCCTTGGCTGCTACAAATCACACAAGGCCAGACGTTTACCAAACCATGTTTGGAGCATCGTCGAGGCTTTTTGAGGTTCTGAAAATCGATCGTAGCCCATTCGTCCGGCGTGTCCGGTTCGACTGCGGCCCAAGCGTCGTAAACTTTTTGCCGGTGGTAGTCGACGGTCGATTTACCAACCCCCAGAACACGGGCCACGGATCGGAGCGAACCCTCGCACCGTTGGATCACGGCAATTTCGTTGGGCGTCAATTGTCGTCGCGCTTTGGTCATTGTTCGCACTCTCCATTGCAAACACAAAAAACAGACGCGGTAATTATAGTTTTTGCAATAGCGTTCAATCCCGTTAAAGTCCGAGAAAAACCGATCAATCCTCCCATTTTTTCGCCGACTTGGGCAGAATGCTGCCAGGTGCCCAACCCAACCTGGTTGCGGCACAAATCGCGTAGGCCAAAGCATCTTTGTAATGGTTCGCCCCTGTGCAAACCCACCGTGCTTTTGTTGGTTGGTCGGGCAATTCCTCAGTGACAAACTGTTCGTTGATCTGATGCCGGATGAATGTCCGGTGGACGGATCCTGGGCCCGAAAACAAGGTGATTGCCCCAGGATTCCCCGCACTGACGCGAAACCCGCCGTCTGCGAGACGTTTGTAGGCGTCGGCGTCGAGGGTCAATTGATCGATCCTGGCCCGGCGGACTCGGGACAAGTGCCAACGGCCCTCGGGGTCGATCTTTCGGATCATGTTCCCCGTTTTTGTGGGGGCACTGTACCGACGTTTCACCATGGCGGTTTCGCCCCGGCCCAGCACCGGAAGCACGAAATCGGGCCTCCCTGATTTCAGATTGAAGGTCTTGGCTGCATCGAACACGACGTCGGGCATGTGTCCCGAGTCCACGTAAATCGATCGGCAACTGTGACGCCCACCGGCGACGGCCGTACCTGGTTCGACGGCGATGTCTCGGGCGATCCCAAATTCCAAGTGCCCGAACAACTCGACCAACGCTGCGATCAGTCCCGCTTTTGTTCCGGCTGCCCTATCCACGTCAACCGTGCCATAGTCGGCCACGTGCAATTGTGCATTGGGTCGAACTCCGAGAAACACCCAGTGGCAAACTCGCTCGCCAACGTCCACACCGGCGACGACGTGCATCGTGTCTGCATGGGCCACACCACGGGGCAACACGTCGCGGCGTGCGTCGACGTCGACTTCCTCGAGGACGTCCCCGGCTTCGATTGCTGGGGCCTTGTACGGCAAACCAAAAACGAATTGGCACAACTTGCGTTCGGCCAGGTCTCGCGTTCGCGTGCCTGGTTCGTGTTGAGCTGCGGCCCATAGATCGACTGCGATGTCGGCGGCGTTAAGAAATGCGTTGTGCCAAGCACCGTATCTGAAAAACAAACGGCGGGTCCGAGGCGGATCCCCAGAGACGTTTCCGCGTCGATCGATTGTTTGGCCAGAGTGGACCAATTCCGACTCGGCCAACGCTTCTCGGCGTTCGTCGGGCGTGATTGCTTCCCCGCACTCCGGGCACACCCATGTTGCCAATTCGCTGGCCTCGACTTCGGTTCGTGCGGACTCCCATCCGACCAGGCTGTCACGCTGCGGCCAAATCCATGCCCCGCAATGAGGGCATGGGCTTAGGATCCGGCTGTCGGTCGACACAGGCCTCAATGTCTCGGGGAGTTCCTCGGGGACTGTGTTGGTACCCTCGATGTAAGTCGCGCGGTCTGCCCATTGAATCGATCGTTGACGGGCTCGCAATTGCTCGAGCGGGTCGGCTTCGGGAGATTTGCTCGAGATGCGGCTGAACGCTGCGGCTTCGGTTACCAAAATGGTCCGAAGGGTGTAACCGGCTTTGGCTGCATCGCGTCCACCTGCGGTGAGGATCTTTGCCACCGCCCCGTTAGAGAATACCACTCGATCGCGAATTGTGCCCCCTGCGGATCCTGGACCCGAACGCGGCAACATGCGTTTCAAACGATGCGAACTTTCAAGCACGGGCTTGATGTCGGCTTGCCATTTGTCCCCCGCCATTTCTTCCATCGGGACGCCAAACCCAATCGATTCGCCCAGCTCGGTCATGTGGTACAGAAACGGGCATACGTAGCCCAGAAACGATTTGCCGGATTGGCTTGGGCCGGTGTAGACGAACTCGTTCCAGTTCCCCGAATCGATTTCGCGGGCCCACAATCGTGCGATCGGCTGATACTCGAATCGAAAACGACGGCCCGAGTAAGGGCCACCGTCGGCGGGCAAGTACACTTCGGTCTCAAGCCACTGGGTAAACGTGCGCGGTGGAGCTCCACGCCCCGCACGGATCGCGGCGGCGATCATAGGGCCAAAATCCGCTGGCCTGAGTAGGACCAATCCGTCGTCGCTTTGGATTTCGGTTGCCAAGGTTAAAACCGCAACGCTCCGCCCTCGACCTCGGCGGCCAGAGCGTCCAAGAATTCATTGACGGTATCAACACCGGCTTGGCCGACGCTGCGGTGGAGCTGCGTGCCCATGGCTCGCAATCGGGACGCCAACCAATCGAGGCCAGCTTGGACGTCGGCTTTGTTGAGAAGCTTGTCCATGTTGCGATCGAGGTCGATTTGCAATGCGGCGGATTGGCGTTGAAGCTTGCCAATCTCCTGTCTCAGTTTTTCCTTTACCAATTCCTCTTCGTCGGCATCGAGGTTGGGCCGGGCGGCTGCGGCAAGCTCGGAGACTCGGGTGTGTAAATCTTTGATCACGGCGAATAAGTTGATCGTCGGAACATCGACGGGGATGTCGTACCTCGATCCGAATTCGTCGACCACCTTTTGTTGGCGGCCTGCCATTTCGCAATAGACGCCCTTGGGGATTTCTCGCAACAACTGGGTGCGAACCTCGGCAATCGATTCCCGTTGCCACTTGGTAAGTGCTGCGGATTCTCGGGCGGTTAGCTTACCGCCCTCGATTTCTTTTTTTCTAGCGGCCAACCCGGCCAGTTCCGTTTTGGCATCCACACTTTAGGCTTGTCGCTTTTTGAGGATGTCGACGTCCGAAGAAATTTCTTCAACGGTTGTTTTGAGAGTTCCAACAGTATTGGCTATTTGCCCTAGTTCACGGTGGTGGTCTGCCTGATTGGCTAACACTGTTTTGATGCCGTCAGTCGCTTGTTTTATGCCCTCGGTGGACGCGTCTAAATAGTTGATGTGAGCTTTGAACAACGGAAGACCCAAATTGACACCGGCCCAGCGAATCCATCCGTAGAATGCCCAACCCAAAGCTATGACTACAAGCACGGCGAAACCCTGGTTGAACCAGTAGGCGAAATGGGTCGGGGCAATGTCTTGGGCCAACACGAAAACGTTTTTCATTTCTCAGCGTCCTGCGAAGTTATGGGTTGGGACAATTACCGTTCACGCAAAGCCCTCGAATCACCGCTCGAAGGCATTCCTTGTATTCTTCAACGGTTTGCGGGTTGGCCTTGCCAATCTCTTGGTCGATCGGGATTCGCCAAATGTTCAACCAGTCTTTTTTTCGACTCGTTGGTTCACGCATTCCGAAACACGTTTCGATGGTGCTTGTCACTAGCCCTTTGGCGTCCGGAAGATACGCGGGAAGTTTCGGCAAAAGATTGATCAGCGAACTTGCCAACAGCGAAGTTGTGGCCGCGTCTTGAAGTGTGTCGACTGCAGCGCGGGAGGTTAGGCGAATCGATTCTAGGGAGGGAGGCGGATTCCCTGGGCTCGGTGGAATCGGATTCGGTGATGGATTCGGGCCGGGTGTTGGCGAAGGGGTCGGCGTCGGCGTCGGCACTGGGGCAATCACAGTGCCCGTTACGTTGATCGTATGCCAACTGTACGCAATCTCGGCTTGCTTGTTCGCTACGATCAAACCGAACTGGTATTTGCCTGGAGTAGGGATTGAAAAGAAAATGTTCGAACCACACGATGCCGAAGCGGATTTCAATTCCTCTGGGATGATCCAGACCTTGTTATCCCCAACGGCTTCTTCATGGGACAGAAAAACCAAGGTGCCAGCGAGCGCCGTTGCCGGTCCTTTTATCGATGCCTTCAACTCCTGCGAGAATGCTGGCATCGTAAGCAACAAAATGGCAATCAGTGTTCGCATGGTTTAACCTTGGTTTTGTGATGTGGTGCAATGAACGTGAACGAAATCGCTCTACGTATCTCTCAACCTACTCAGGGAGCAGGAGCGGGAGCAGGTTTCTTGCGGTTCTCGCGGATGATCTTTAGAAACTGAAGAAACAGGGGAATGAGTTCCTCCCATCCCTTCGTTCCAACCTCAGGAGCACTTTCAGACGTGCAAACCTCATTTTCACTCAGCTTTGCTTCCAAAGCGTCACAAAGTTCGTCCACACTTGAACCCGCCAAAATGTTAGCCATAATCAAACCTCTTTAAGAAACACCTAAAAAACGGCTCACGGACACTCCGCAAGCTCAAACAAAACTGAGTTGATCGTTGACGAGCGCGGCAATGATGTCTTGGGTCCGTGGGATTCCCATACCCCAAAACGGATCGTGTCCAGGATCGCCTTTGTCTTGGGTGTACTTCGCGAGAAACGCTCTGACAGCTTCGATTCCCGTAAAATCTGCGTATCCTTCTCTCCGCATCAAATCAATGATTAAAGCGAGCAAGCCTGCCATGAACGGAGTCGCCATGCTCGTTCCAGACATGCTGCGAACCCCGCTGGTGCTGTTGTTGGAACACGAAACAATGTCCTGCCCTGGGCAGCAAATATCGAGCTCACGGCCACCAGACGAAAACGAAGATCTTTGACCATCTTTCCGGTACGCACCAACGGCAAGAGCCTCTTTGTGGTACCGCGCAGGATACCCGATCGTGTTTCTTCGACCATCAAAACCCGAGTTGCCAGCAGCGCAAACAACGATCACACCTTTTGACCAAGCATACTCCAGTGCCTCTCGAGTCGGCTCGTAAGGACTGCTTGATCCAAGCGACAAATTGGCAACGTCTGCTCCTTGGTCTGCGGCTTCGCGTACTGCTTGCGAAATACCATCAGACGATCCCCGACCATCGTTGGACAGCACCTTGAAAACTAACAGTGAAGCACCAGGAGCGACCCCAATCCCATCCCTTCCTAGTGCCGTGCCAGCGACATGGTTTCCGTGGCCGTTGCCGTCTCTTACGCTTTCGCCTCGAATGAACGACTTCGAATAAACAGGCTCGGGAAGCAAATCATGCGGACTGTATCCAGTATCTAGCACCGCTATGCGGGCCTTTCCGGTGACTCGCTTCCAAATTGGTTCAAAAATGGCTTTTTGTAAATGCCACGGATCGCCAGCGAAAGCGAACGTTTCAACGTCGGAAACCAAATCCGGTGGAAGATAGACGGGAGGGCTGTTCATGGCTTCATTTTATGGGGTTAAAGGTACTGTCCTAAACTCACCAACCCATCTGCCAGGCGTGGAAGTCGGCGTAACTACCGTCCACCCTGGGGTGTTGGCCTCGATCCATCGCGGCCCGCCAAACTAGGTACCGGCCCCAGCGGCGGCCAGTTCTGTTTTTTTTTCAACCCACTTTTTGATCGTTGGGAAATCCAACGCGCAATGCACTAACGCATCGCGGGCTGTTACCGTGTAGACGTCCTCGAAGAGACCGAGCTCGGCGTGACTGACGCGATAGTTCGCAGTCAACGCGGCGATGGCCAGGTGGTCGATTTCGGGAAATTCGAATGACGGCCGTTCCTCGGCCACGGCTGCGGAGTGGGCATCGGCATAGGCATGGGCTAAATCAAGAAACTTTCGATACTCCCGAGCAACGCTCGCGGGTCGCCATTTGCCCGTCGACCCATCGAACGCCAAAGTGTGGGGCAGGGGAGTGTAGTAGCGCTCGGACTCGACGTCGAACCCTCGAGCGATCGCGGCATTCCAGACGGATCCGTCGGCCAGTGTGACGCGGTGCGAGTCAAGCAACTTGGGGCGCTCGAGAATCGACGGGTTTAACTTGTCGTCGTTCCATCGACCCACCCAACAACCTTGCGGCCCGTCTGGATTCCAGACTCTGGCCCAGGATTGTGCTTTGGGGTCGAGCTTCAAATCCCGATTGTCATACACCCCGGCAACGTTTGAGAAACGACACAACCAACCGGGGCCACTTCCTTCGGGTCCGGCTAACACTTCCCGAGTTTGGAAACTGGCACCACGGTCGGTTGCGTAGTTTAGATGCGCCGGCACGCTGAACGGCGTACCGTCCACGCGCGGCGTGAAATAAATGAACATGAATTGGGTTCCGTTGTGATTGTGATGCGGTTAAACCGCTTTGTTTTGCGGGTTCCATAACTCGCAAATTGCTTCGAACTTTTGCACCTCGGCCAGCTTCTCAGCGGCTTCCCATGCGTCGGCCTGATTCAATTGGTCGGCGATGTATCGCGGCCCAAATCCGGTAGCGTTGGCGATCCTTTGGGCCAACTCTGCGCGGGTCTGAGTCTGAGTCTGAGTCTTGGCGGTTGGTTTCTTTTCGTCGGCCATGGTTTAGAGCGCAGAGGCTGCGTTGATAAGGAATGGGGTGTTGGTGCCGTCGAACGCTGCGGTGAGTTCGAACTGCGTGTTTCCGTCGGCTTGATTCTGTGCCTGGAACGGCTGAATCGGCACGACCATACCGTCGGAGGTTATAACGATGTGTTCGGCGGTCGCATCGGGCACAAAAGTGCCGGTTTTGTTGATCCGTTTTCGAAATCGAATCGAGGTGTTCGCGTGCGTCGCGGCGATCCCCTGCAAGTTGATTTTCCCGGCAGTGGATCCGACCAAATTGGATGCGAGTGTGGTGACCTGGATTTTCGGGACCACGGCGTTGACCCCCATGCGAGTATCGAAAACGTCCGACTTGCACCCCTCGGAGGTAATCTCCAAACCAGATTCCAAGCGGATGTCCGTAACGCAACCCATGGCGATTCCGCCAAGTTGTGCCGATGCGATCGTGTGGCGTGCGTCGTCGATGGCTGCGGGAGCTGCTACGCCCTCGGAAAAAGTCGCTGGGTTGAGAACCCCATCGGGACTGAGTCCAAACACCTCGATTTCGATTTGTGCGTCTTGTCGGTTGCTGCATTGGAGATTTCTCCAAATCGCTCGGCCCGTGGTGAACGCAACTTTTCGATGAGCTGTTCCAGATGCGATGAACCCGTCGTCGTTGTACAGAATTTCAAACAGCTCGGCGGGTACTTGGGCCGAAAGGGGAATTCCCAAGAAACCCAGCACGCCCAACGCGGATGCAACGTTGTGCGAGGTGAACCGAAACCCCGTCTTGATTTCTTGGATCGACGTTTGGAGTGGGTAAAAGCTTCCAGCGGTCGGTGCGGTCTGCATTTGCGCAGTGGATGCGAACGCGGCGGAAACGATGCCACCGATCCAATTGTTCCCAAGTTTCAACGCTGTGGCTTTGTATGGCATGTCAAAATCCCTGTGGTTAAACGAACCGCATTCCCTGGTCCAAATCTTTGTCCAAAACCCTGTTGTAGACTTCCTCCCAGATCTGTCCCAAGGAATCCACCTCGGCTGTCGTCAACCGGGTGAATTCGTCTCGCGTCCAGGGGTTGAAGTTCAGGGCGTTGACCTGATAGCGAAGCTGCCCGCGATTGGTCGTCACGACGATGGTGGCCATTCGTGCCCGGTTTCTGGTTTCCCCAGTGAACACTAGCGGCAACATGTGGCCGTACTTCCGCAGTTTTCGGCCAGTGTATGAACCCCAAAAAGCTTTGGTTCCAAATGCCAAGGCTTCCCCGCTTCGCTTTTGATACCCGGCTGCCTGGCCGTGTTCGACCGTGAACCGTTTTGGGGTGTTCTCGCGGTGATGTTCTTCGGCGATCCGTTGGTAAGCCTCGCGCGACGCCTGGCGGTGTTGTTTGGCCATCGACCTCGGCACGTTGCCGCGTTCTCGGATTTTTATCGCTCGGATTTCCATTTTTCACCCTGGGAACGTTAGAAATCGGCTTGAACGTCGACGGACTGGAAACGGTGTCGGCGCGGTGGGCACAAAAAACGAACGGCGTCTTGGTGGTTCGTTGGAAAGACCGCCACCTCTGCCTGACAAGTAAAGCTGACCGACTTCCGAGGTGGTGAGAGTACGGCCGTACAGTCGAAAGTCGTCTGTAAATCCCGAATAGAAATCTCCGTTTACTCCAAATCTGTAACCGATTGCAAGTCCATTGGTTCTAGTGATCGCGACAGTATCCGCTCGAGTGCCTACCAGTCGTCCGTCGAAAAACAGTCTCGCCCCAGACGCATCAGTGACCCCACAAATGTGCGTCCATCGGTTTTGGTATGCAGCATTGATCATGATCACGCTTAAAACGGCGGTTCCACCGAAGGTAAATTCAAGATTTTGAAAGTTAAAGCGCAATCCGAAGGATGTTCCGAATTGGCCTAAGCTGAATGGCCGGGTCAGGCTGCTTGTGGTAAGTGGATTGATCCAGATCGAAAAGCTGTTGGCGCTACCCGACATTGCATCCATACGAAAAGTATTGGTAAAAACTCGGTCGTCCACCCCATCGTGAAACAAGGCCAGCTTTTCCCCATTCGTTTGCCATGATGTGTTTCGGTCGGCATTCAGCAAATTGCAGTGATTATCGTTTCCGGAAAGGTCCGGCAAAAGCCCCTGCGTGGCACCGGTAAGAGAGGCACACCACAATCCGAGTAGTCGGTCCTGCATCCAGTCTTGTTCGAAAAACGCTATCACGTAACGCTGACCTCGGATCCCGTTCGGATTTCTACGGCAACTCGCACGGCCATTGGCTGGCCAGAACGGTTGTTAATTCTCACGTTGATTTGGTCGCCGCCCTCAATTACCTGTTGGGTATTGAATCCGAGGTTTGCAACGATGTCACCTTGGGTCATCGCGAATTTAAGGGGTGCTGCTAAGCCGAACGTGGTTCCACCTGTGACTGATACAATTTCTGCCCATTGGTGGTTTCCAGTACCGCCCGCTGCGGCACTTATGCAAATCACGTCGCCGATAGCAAGCGTTCCTGCGGCTTGAACGGTAATCGACGTAGCTCCGGCACTAGCGGCTGCGGCCAGGGTCGTTTGCGATGCGGCAGTCGTTGGTGCTGGGTTTGTGACGTCGAATCTACGGTCCTGGGTGTTTAAGACCCCATTTAGAGTTCGGCGAATCATTGTGCGTAATTCACGCGTCGGGACGCTGTTGTTCCGTCGGCCACTCCACACGTGCACAACCACGCTGTCGGCGGTGCGGGCGTCAATTGTGGCGTCCAACGTGCTGCCATCGGCCAGAGTCTGGCCGACAATCAAATCAGTGGCGGGAAATTCGCTCAGACGACGCTGAATAAAGGTTGCCATTGTTCGCGTTCCTTCAATTCCTCAATTTCTAGGGGTGTCGTGCTATCTGGTTCCACACTCGCAGCCAAAATCGGTGCGGCTTCCTCGGCGCTCAATCCAACGCCGTTGAAGGTTGTTGGGGCTGTTAATGCAATCCGAATTTCTTCAATCCCGAAATCGGGCAGTTGATTCGCATCGGGTTTCATCCATGCAATCACCTCGGCAATCAAAGGATTGACGAGAGCTGCGGCGTCCAGTTTTTGTAAAACGCTCTGTGCTAAATTTGCATTCGCGCGATGGAGAGAAATGATTCCCAAACGGCTTAATCGGCACACTGTTGGCTTGGGCGGTGCGATTGAATTGACACGCACTGCACAATCCGCAAATCGGCGGGCCATGTAATGCGTCAACGCTTGGTCGTCGGCCTGAATAATGCCGCGTAGTTTGTCGGCGTCCACAATTTTAACTCCCTCTGATGAATGAAATGCAATCCCATTTGGAATCGGCTCCGACGTATTCGAACGCCACGCGGTCCACGACTGTGGGCGATGTGCTCAAGGTGACGTTGGCGGCTGCAAGGTCGCCTCGAAAGCGGTAGTCGCTTCCCCAGTTCACCACACGCGACCCCTGGGCATCTTGCCGCAAACGAAAGATGATCACTCTGCCATCGATAGGATTTGTCGGGTTGGCAATGGTTCGGTTACCACCGAGAGTGACGTCGAATTTGTTCGCCGCTGCGGCATCGACCGTGATGGTGGCCGCGTCGGCCAATGCCTCGGGGGCCAGATCCAACGCATCGGTAAATGTCTTGACGCCTTCGACGCTCTGGGCGGTGGTGGTCAACACGACGCCCGATGTCGACAACTGCCCGGCGGTGAACTGCAACCCCGCCCCGATAGTCGCGACACTGACAACGGATCCGTCGCCAGCCAACAACCCTGCAAAGGTCGTGGTAGTGGAGCTCGATACGCTGTTGGGTCCTGCGGCACCCGTCGGCCCCTGGGGACCAGTCGCTCCAGTGGATCCCGTCGCACCCGCTGGACCCTGCGGTCCTGTCGCGCCTGCAGGACCAGTCGCACCCGCTGGGCCTTGTGGGCCAGTGGCTCCCGTTGCACCCGTTGCACCGGTCGCCCCGGTGTCTCCCCGAGGAATTGCGAAGTTGAAAACGGCGGCGCTCGAGGTGCCAATGTTGGTGATTGTCGCGCTCGAACCAGCGGCCCCGGTCGATACGGTGCCCACGGTAATCGTGGCGGCGGATCCCGCGGCCCCGGCTGCACCTGTCGGCCCGGTCGGGCCTGTTGGTCCCTGGGGGCCAGTCGCTCCCGTGGATCCCGTCGCACCCGCTGGGCCTTGTGGTCCAGTCGCCCCGGTGTCCCCTCGAGGAATCACGAAAGCCAAAACCACGGCTTGAGACGTGCCGGTATTGGTCACGCTGGCCGAGGATCCCGGGGCTCCCGTCGTGGTCGATCCGACGTTGACGGTTACTGTCCCTCCACCGCCACCGCCGCCACCATTGGGCGCACCGTAGCCGGCGGCGATCTCAACCACAATTGGGGGTGGTGGTGTGATGTCGATTTCTTCTGTCATCGTTTCCCCCTAGTTCAACACGTACACAATGGCCATCAAATACCGGCGGCTCTTTTGGTTGCTGTCGGTGCCACGGATGATCATTTGCCAGCGGCCCGATAGGTCGTTGGCGTTTGCACCTCCAACCATCGCGGTGGTTTGCTGTGCGGTCAGTGAGAACACGACGGTACCGGCGGCTGCGTTTATTGTCGGGGTCATTGCCACGTCGGCCTGGCCGGTCTTTCTGAGGATCCCGCTAAAGCTCCAACCCGTGAGGTTTATCACCTGGCCACCGGACTTGAACGCAAACAGAATCCCAAAGTCGTCGCCTCGGGAAATCGTTGCGACTTTCTGCGCGGGGGGCTGTCCAATTTCTTCGCAATCCATCGTTGCCCCCTAGTATTCAAAGACCAATAGAACGTCGTATGCGTCGCCATAACTCAGAACGCTCTCGGGTGGTGTCCGACCCAGGAACGTTACCTCGAGGGAGGTGAACGCTAAGTACCCAGAGGTGTTGGCCATTTCCATCAACCCGGGTTCGCCTGGCGTATCGTTGCTCAAAATCTTCTCGACGGCTGCGGCGGCTTCCTTCCAATGATCGGTGAGGCTTTTCGTCGGGTCGTAGCTGCGAGACAGCACCGCTACCACCTGGCCGTTGCCCGAGTAGCACGCGGGCATGGCATCGAGTTTGAATCGATACCCGCGTTGATCAGGGTACAGAAGACAGAAGGGCCGCACGGCTGCCAATTGCTCGGCGGTCAGGGTCTCGGCGTCTCCCTCGGGTCCAATCCCGTCGACGTAGATACGCCTGGCCGTTTCGGTCGCGTTCCAAGCAATGCCCAACCATGCGGCGAACGGTCGGCAATCGCCAAACATTCGGGCCAAAGCCTCAACAGGTGCGGACAGGACGCCCATGTTATTGGCCTCCTGGCCGATTTCGATAATCGGGCCGTGTGATTTCTGCGACGTTCTCACGCTGGCAAGTAAGCCCCAATCGGGTTCCCTTTGCGTGCGTTTCAACGACCGTGTAGGTGTGTTTGCATCCACCCACCTGGATTTGGGCCAGCGTCGGAACTTGAAGGCCTTCGACGAAAACAGTTCGTTGGATCGCCTTGGATCGCACGGCGGGATTTCCGCGTGTCACGTATCGGGTTATCTCCCCGTGAACCACCGCGTTGGGGATTTCCTGCCACGCGCACGTGGGAGTCGCACGCCAACGCACGCCATCTTCCCCAAACCAAATTTGGTGGTTGATGGCTGCGGTGGCTGCATTCGCGGCGTGGCGGGAAACCATAATCTAGCCCTCGATCCAAGCGACGATTTTTCGTTCGGCTGCCCGGCCAATTCCCTCGAGGTCAAAACCGCCGTTGGTCTTGTGATGGGCGGCAACCTTTTCTCGATCAACCAACCCAGCGTCTCCGAGGGCCTTGGCGATTCGAGGCGAAAGCCCCTCCAAGCCTGGGTAACTGGTTTCGACGTCGGTGCCAAGCTCGGCTTCGGTGTCGGAGTCGCTTTGAAGTGTCAAGGAATCCTTGACACCTGCCGGTTGATCGCTGATGTCTTCGTCGTCGTCGGCTTGTGCGTTCAATGCGTCTGGATCCAGGTCCGATCCTTCGTTCGAATCGGTTCCGGCCCGTTCGTTTGTCGCCTCGGTTGATTTCTTGGTTCGGCGGTCGCGGCGCACTTGCTTGATTCCGGATGTATCCTCGGACAGTTCGCCCGTTGGTACCGCCGCGATGTCGCCAAAATACAGACTGGACGCAAGGTTATCGACCATCACGCCTGGTTCCGTTGTCAGCAAGGCCACCAACCCGCCCGCTGCTATCATTTGGCCATTCATCACCAATGCGTGCTTGGCTCGCAATTCAAACTGCATTTTTAACACCACTCATCCGTTGCTAAGTTACTGAAAAAAAACACGGCGGCAGTTCCCCGCCGCCGTGTACGATTATTGGTCCTCTTTGGGTTGATTCGGTTATCCGTTCAACCGAATCAACACCGACGTTTCGTTGGCGATCTTGGCCTTTTGGGCTTTGCCGATCGCCGAGGTGCCAGCGGTACCGCTGGCCACGGCTAGTTTGTTGGCCGCGTCATAGTTCACGGTCGCGCCAACGGCAAACGTGGTCGCGCTGGCCGAATCGATTTCCACCAACGCGTCGGTCGTGATTGCAACCGAATCACCGATCGCATAGTCGGAGGTGTCGCAAACCAAGCCGGCCTTCCCGCTGCCAGTGAACACAATGTCACCGGTTCGCCCGGCTGCGACGGCCGTGAACTCTTCACGCCCAGAAAACCCGCCCAAATCCCGAATCAAATTGTTCATGATCAAAACTCGCTATCCAAAAACATGTGATTTTGTGAACCGTAGAAAACGCCGCGGCATGGGTCTGGAGGTACCACACCGCGGCGTCACAACGGATTGGTTTAGGCTCGGCAAGAAACCAAGGCGGCTGCCTTGAGAACGCCAACACCGACGTCGTGGGCGATGTCCCACCCGAGACCGAACTCCCCAGCACCGGTAAGAGGTCGGACGCGGAAGCTCGGCATACGCCCAGTACCACGGCGGAAACCTACTTGGACGGCTTGAGTCCCCGATTGCTCGGCGATGTACCAGGTGGAATTGCTTCCGCTCAACTTGGTGTTGGTTCGCGGATCGATCACACCGACGTCGTAACGTGCATCGGATCGCAGTTGGTATTCGCCTGCATGAGGATTGACGTTGCCCGTTTGCGTTGCGTTCCCATGAACCACGTTCGTCGAATTCACGATCTGCTTGCCCAAGGGTCGCAACTTGCGGGGGACGATCAAAAACCCAGCGGTCATGTTAAACGGTCGTGGAACTCCCGATTTGTTTTTAACAGTCTGGGCCGCCATGGCCGATTCCGCGTTGGAAAGGTTGTCGAGGGACAACGCGTTGCCAGTGACAAGGTTTCCGCGGCTTGCATGGAACAACGGTACACCGTCGCTCAAATTTGCGTTGGCCTGTAGTACGGCCACAACCAAATCGGGACGAAGTCGGGCGGCCATGTCACCCATCTGACGTGGCATGACCTGGTTGGCCCCAACCGTATCGTCGATGATGTCCATTTCATCCAGGGCGAAACGTCCCGTGTATCGAGACACTGCGTATGCTTCGCCGAAATCTGCAAAGTCTACGTCTTTGGCCGTGGTCCCACGGGTGTGACGCGTCAACCCTTGGGTCGCATCGAGACCAATGGGTTGGTTCAAGCGGAAGTCGGCCCAATCGGCTTCGGTGGTCCAACCAATGGTCGAGTCGGCGAACTCGGTGTAACCCTGGATCAACCCAACGGAAACCAATGCACCGAAGACGCGGGGCAAATGGGGACTCGAGAAAGCTCGCGTCACGATTTCTTCGACGTCGTCGTGGTGTCGCTTGCCCTTCAAATCGAGGATGCGTTCGCACGTTCGGGCTGCGCTGTCGGAAGAAAACCGACGTCCGACGTCGATGTATCTTTCGAGCTCGCTGTTGCCATCGCTGCCGATTTCCGAATTGAAATCAGCAAGCCAACCGCAACCGGCTCGTTCGAGAAGAACCCGGGCGGATTCCGTTCCGAGCCTCGGGTTTTGGAGGCTGAATCCGGCTCGCATGAGCACGGCGGCCTGGAGGCCTTGAACGCTCGCACCACGAACGCTGTGGACGGCTGGAGCTCGGTTTACCCCGTCGCCGCTTTGGCTCGTCCGATGCCCGGCGGATTGGCCGCGCAATCGCTCGAGGGCGGCCAAGCTAAATTGCTCGACGCTCAAACCTTCGTTGATCGCTCGGGTTACAAACTCTTCCGGATGCCCTTGGCCAAGCTCACGAATCCGCCCAACTCGGCTTCGTTCCTCGAGTCGGGCGGCGTTGATCTGGTCCGTCGTGGCCGTGGTACCGGCTGCGGCTGTGGCTCGGCGATCGGCTGCGGCCAACGCATCCCGCACTGCTTCGCGGGGTTGCGTGGTTCGCGTCGTTCGACGTCGGCGTGGCGATCGCTCGGCGTCGGTGTCGTCGATGTCGTCGTCGTCATCGTCCGATCCGTCGACGTTGTTCGTCGCAACTACGGCTCGCACGGCTTGACGTGCGGCTCGGCGTTGCGTGTTCCCACCAGTAGAGGCTGGGCCTTTGGTACGGGCAACTTGCCCGCGTGGTTTCAGTTTCTTGGTCATCTTGTCGCTCCGTGGTAGATCCGCACCTTTGCCGGGTTTTGCAGATTCTTGCTGACCGTTCCGCGCTGTCCTAATCTTTGAGCGAATCACCGCTCGCGGGTCGGCACCCTCGGCCACCACACTGGTCTCGATTCCGTTCCACTTTTGGACGATTCGCATTGGTTTGTCGGTGGCGGTGTATTTCTGACCACCAAACCGACCTGTTTGGCCGGGCTGCAAAGTCGTCGTGTCTCGCATGCGATACGTTGCACCGATCGACACAGAATCAAGGTGCCCCTCGGCAACGCGTTGCCAAATCATTTCGACGTCCGATGCCGCACTAAATTTCAACGTCGCCGAAATTTCGCTGGCCCCAACCTCGAAATCAAACACGCGGCCAATCACACCCCGCGATTGGTAAACGTCGTGGTCCAATCGCAATGGCATCTTGGGCGGTTCGACCATCCCCGAGGGCAGTAGAACTTCATCGATCCATCCATACTCACCATTCCCCAGGTCGTCGTAGATCGGCACGGGGGCATCGGTGGCGATCACGGCCCGAACGGTTCTGGCCTCGGTGTTCAGACTCCCAGGGGCCTTGGGTGCCGTCGATCGGCGGGCCACTCTGACGGTCGATCGACTGTTGCGTCGGCGTGCGGTCTTGATTGCCACTTTAGGATGCCTCCAATTCGGTTTCGGTGTCTAGTGCTGGAGTTGCTGGGTTTGCGTCGATCGGTTCTGCGAGTGCATTTAACGCGGCGATTTGCTCGGGTGTGAACTTGCTCGGCACAGTACCCCAAACAACAGGCAACCCGGCTGCCTGCAACGCTTCGTTGTCTTTCGAGCGAATTCGAATCGTTTCCTCAGGTCGGCGGCCGTCGGCGGCGATTGCCTCGGAAAGTGCCAGGGTGCCGTTCTCGATTTTGATGCGTTCGGCCATCGCATCCTTAAGAGAGTCGACCGGGGGAGGCTTGGGCCAGGTCCACGCCATTGGCAAATTGACGTTGGGAAATTCGAAGGCCAATTTTTCAAACTTCGTGACTCTGGGGGTTGGTCCCAACACTCCCGTGTACTGGGCGATCCGGATCAATCGGCGGATCATCGGAGTCAAAAAACGTCGCTCGATCTTGGCTTGAATTCGTTCGACGGCTTTGGCGTATCGGCTACCATCGAATCGGGCCGAACTCATGTTGTGATTCGATGCGTCTTTTCGCAGAATCATCCAAGGCATTTCAAAGACGTTGCCGATGTCGGTTTGTTTTTCCTTGCGGAACTCTTTGTAGGTTGCGGCTGGTTGGTTCGCTGCCACGCTGCCAGGCTTCCACCCAGGGGAAATGTACTTCTGGACGCGTCGCCGAACTGGCAAGTTCTTTTCCCTTGGCTCCATAAATTCCGCGTCGGGGTGGTCCGTGTAGAAAAACACCGCGTGGTCGGCTGCGGCTCGGGCCGCGTCTTGCACCTGGTCGTCGTAGTCCCGCAAATCGGCGGCGGGTTGGAGGACGCTCGCAAACCCCGAGAAACCCCGCCTTTGGAACGCGAACCGGCGACGGTAGCAGTGGAGAACCAACTCGGCGGGCAATGTCTGCTTCGACATTGGGTTGGCCGGGTCATACAGATGGAAATTGATCACGCGGCCATCGTCGTCGGTTTCGACGCCACTGTGTACGTTCTTAGAAACCTTGGTGGTGTCCAAGGCTTCGGGGCCAATGTCTAGGATTTTGTAGCTTGCGACACTGTTGCCAATGATTTCTCGGGAAAGGATTTCCCCGTAAATCATAAACTGGGCGACCCATCCATCGAGCAAATCGACCAACGACAAGTTGTCCTGAAACTCGCACTCCTTGGACCATTCTTTTACCAGTGCTTCAACCTCTTCGTTGAACGCATGGTCGGCGGTCAAAACCTCGAGCGTTGGGCCTCGGGCGCTGACCACGTTGGTGTCTTGCGTTTCAATCGCTGAATCGAGAATCGAATTGTTGATCGATTCGTGCCGCACTCGGCGTTGGAGCTCGGGCAGGTCGACAGCAAACTCGATGGCGGTGTTGTCGCTGGCATTTTGCCAATGGGCTTGGTTCAACCGATCGGTTTGAGCACCTTCCCAGTGTCGTTTGGTTTTTCGCTCGGGGGCGGCTGCCGATACGTCCCAAACGCCCCACGGTAATTGGTCGGCCATGCTATCCCCTGCGGTATTCGATCGGAAGGTCTTGGCCGCGCTTGGCCCATTGTCGCTTGCTGCACGTCTGGACAATCTGTTTGAGCGCCATCGTTGCCCCAACTCGATCGAAACGGATCTGGTCCCCGCCGTCGAATTGGGTATCGGGCGTGGTCGCGATGATCAGCAAAGCGGATTGGGCCAGCGTGGAGGCGGTTTGGTAGTTCCCCGCTTCGAACGCGGCGATCGCTTGATCGGTTTTGGTCTGGAGGTCTGCTAGAGTGGCCATGGTCCCGAGTCTACGGCCACGGCTGCGGCTGTCCTATTCGGTCGGCTCAGGGTCGCTCGGCTGGCCTGGTTTTGTCGCTTGGGCTGGCAACCGCTTCAATTCCCAGTGGCGGCATAGATCAAATGGGCCAGTTTTCACGCGTCGATCCGCCGCTACCGTGTTTGGATTCTCGGCCCAGCATTCGCGGGAATAGACGTTGTACTGTGCCTGATCGCGATGAAATGGTGGCACGTGCTCCATGGCTTCGGCGTCGATCCAAAATTGGCAAGTGGCACACCGGCCCAGCATGCTTTCCAAGGTGGGTTTTTTGAATTGGATCACCTTCAATGGCTTGTCGGTCATTTAGTTTTCCTCGATCTTTCGAAATTGAATCACCCAAACCCATGGATTGGCAATCCACGACTCTACACCGTGAATCTGTTGCCAGATACCAGCAAACAACCCCCTCACTGTTGAATAACGGTTGTCGAACTTGCCAGCTTGAATGTGTATTGGGACTGGAAGTTCCTCAAAACCGCTGCTTGTCCGTTCGGTTACGCGTTCAGCGCCCAACGGTTCGATTCCCTCGGCTAGGCAGTCGGCGTTGGTGATTTCGTGCAATCGCTCTACGCGAATGCTCTCGATTTCAAGAACTATGCGGCAAGCCCATCTTGGCATGTGGATCGCTGGAACCATCCGGCGAAATCCGCCTGCATAACCCTTCATTTGCTCCAATCGACCGTTGGATTCGTCGCTGACCACAAATGATTTGTGCCCGCAGTCTGCTGGGTAGTAAACATAGCAACCATCGGACCAACATTTTTCACGCACCCACAATCGTTCTCCGGTCGTACCGAAGCGGCACTTGTAGTTGTTCTCTTCGTCCTGAAAACCCCAACCGCAATTGTTCCCGTCGGCGTCTTGGATTTCATAGGGAGCACGTTTCCGCAATTCGTTCCCGTGCAAACTGTCGATGCAACGCGGTGGCTGTGGCTTTACGATCCGCCGGGTTTGGGTCTTTCGACCCTGCAAAATAGCCCTGACCATGGGACCGGAAAAAAGGATGGGCCTTTCGACGATTGCGTTTTTCATTTCTATAGGTTCTCAAAAAACTTTCTATAGTTCGCCGCGATTTCATCTTGCCTTGCGATTACTTGCCCGACGGCTTCAACAAACGCTTCCCGGCGAATCGCTGCCATGTTCCCGTTTGGAAAACAAAGAATGTATGTTTCGGGCTTTGGGTTGGGTTCGTCGTCGACTGGCCTGACTGGATAGTTCGATGTTGCAGTTATCCATTGGCTAAAATTCATCGCGTACTTTTGTACTTCATCACGGTACATTTGTTCGGTAACTTTAGGCATTGCTTTGAATCCTTCGTGCCGCACAAATCAAACAGTTGTTGGTGTCGATCTTGTATCCACACCCTTTACATTTTCGAGGGTCTTTGAGTCGCTTGGCGTATTCGGCCCGACGTTTGGGGTATCGCTCTCGGCACCGCTTCACGGTCGACACGCTGACGCCGTAGAATTCGGCCAATTGTGGGGCAGTTAGGCTGCTGCGTGCAATCGCTTGAATCGTTTCCGTGTCCAGCCTTTTCAACGCCGGTTTCATTTTCGCTTTATGTTGCATCAGTTTTTGGTGGGCTTTCACGGGTTGGGTATTAAAGGTTGATGTTAGGGTCTTTAGCCCCTAATTTGGTCAACGCTTCGACAACTAGGCGATAAGTGTATCTGTGTTCTTCCAGCTTCTCGGACAAGTCCTTCCTTTCGCTGTCCTTCTCAAAACCCCTTTCTGTCAAATGTAAAATCTTGCCTTCAAGATATTCGGCTTTGTTTTTGCTTGCATCCAATAGCTGTTTCGTTTTGTTTAGCTCATCCGAAATTTGGATAATCTGGTTCTTCAACTGAATTACTTCTTGATAGTATTCGTTGTTTTGGCTAGTCAACTCCAGTAGGTGTTCTTCAAAATGCGTCTTGACATGTTTTTCAATGTCTACTGGGGAGACATGCAAAAACCTAAACAACCTTAATGGTACAAACCTCATAGCGTTGGTCCTCGGCTATCCAATGCACAAAAGGCTGCAATAGATATAAAGTTTACAAACCACACAAATAGAAAACGGCCCACAATTTCACCGTTTGACCCTTCTCAAGTGCCGTGCTGCGTCACGCCGGACGAACGGATTGGATTTTTTCCAGTCCGGTTTTTTAGGGCCCTCTGGGCCGTCTGGGTCGTGCCCGATAAAAAAATGGTGGGTTCGGCAAAGCGGGATTAGGTTTTCGGTCACCAACTCCAATCCTGGATTTTCGTGATAGGGGATAATGTGGTGCACGTTCATTTCTTCGAAGGATCCACACGCCGCACAAGTCGGGTTGTGCCTCAGTACCGCAGCTCGCACCCGAGGCCAATCGGGAGACCTCGAACCGAACGTCATGTCGTCGGCGCTCTCGGCCAGTTGGTCCGGTGGCTCGGGCGGAATCCTGGTTGCCCAATGCTCGATGGAAATTCCACCCAGCAACATCATGGCCAACCAACCACACACCTGAACGTGTGTTGACATGCGTTGACTATTGATCACTTTCATCTTCACGGGCCTTTCCGAAAATCTTTGATCCGATAGTCAAGATTGAAACCAAGACGCCAACGCCGACGGCTAGGCCAGTGCAGAAACTGAAATAGCACGCTACCCAATACGAAAACGAATTCATGTTTGCACCTTCTGCTTTTGGGAAAATCGATCCACTGCGGCGGCTGCCATGGCGTCGGCCTGGCTGTCTGAGATTGTTTCGCCGCGCCGTCGTGCGTCCAAAACGATTTGGCCGCGTACTGATTCGAACTGTCGTTGCCGCTGGGCCGCCTCGAGGGCGACGGATCGGCGTGTCTCGGTTTGCGGGTTGGGCAACTCGACGCACCAAGCCCCGGCCCGTATTCGATCCACCAACGCCCCCGGCCCGTCGAACAGCGCACGGTGGGTTTGGAACTGCCCGAGGATCTCCAAGACGTCGGCGGGGCTGTATCGGGCATCCTTGGCGGCCAGAATCGCGGCATGGCTGCGGGTCACCCCGGCACCCTCGAGGGCTTCGCGAACTTCTTCCCACTGGTCCGGCGTCTTTTGGGTTTCCAATTTCAAATCTTCCGCCGCCGCCTCTCGGGGTGGCGGATTATTCGGATTAACGGAAAAGACGGAGCTATAGTATGGCCGTTTCGCGCCGGGGCCAGCGCCGGGGCCAGCGCCGGGGCCAGCGCCGGGGCCAGCGCCGGGGCCAGCGCCGGGGCCAGTAGCCAACGGGGTGGCCATGGCTTCGACGACTTGGACGGCTCGCATTTGGAGCTCGACGACGACGCCCACAACTAGGTTGCGATCGTCGACCAACAGTTCCGTTTCAACCAACCCGGCGGCTCTCAGGCGACGCACGGCTCGGCCAACGCTCTCGGCATTGCATTCACACCGCTCGGCCAGCTCGGCCCAGGTGCCGGACCATCGCAACCCGGTCAGACCCTTGGCGCGTTGGCTCGGCGAATCGACGAAGACGGCTAAGGTTCCAGCCACGCGGTGGAGGATCTCCCCAGGTCGTGCACCGATCGCGACGGCTGCGGCTTCGAATGCTTTGGCACGCTGGGCCCTGATCGCCGTTTCGGCTGCCCTCTCTACCTCGGCGGATTCCCCCCAATCGAATCGAAGTTGTTCGTGTGTCATGTTCCGCCTTTCATTGGCTCGCATGTTTGCCCTTGACACCACCTCGCTTGGCCAGGAATAGAGATAACCCATTGGCCGCACCGGGGGCACGCAGTTAAAACGTATCCACTTCGTGTTAAAAGAGCCTCGATTGCACTCGCGTTTTCGGCATGGATCTTCAATAGATCGTCGGACATAGCTTTAATGGTTGCGAGGGCAACCTCTAACGCTCCGACGGTACGGTCGCCAACGCGGTTTCTTACTAGCTCCAATTCGTCCCTCCTTGGAACGGCTTGAGTCCAACCGTTACGAATCGGAAGATCTTTCGGCAATGCGACACTGTAGATAGGCCCTATGTTTGGATCTTGACTCACTGGTTGGCCTCCTTCCTATTTCCATTTGCTCGAACAATGGGCAACGACATGGCGTACCTATCTGCGCTTTGGAGGTTGTGGTGTTGCAAGTGATTCACTCGCACTGACCAGCCCCACCAAGTTTTTGGCGTGTAGTTGCAATGACAGCTAAAATGGATGAATTCGTAAGCCGAAAGCATCACCAGGACCGTAGCGTGTGCTGTGTAAATCCCAGGAGTCGTGAACGCGAACGCGACCGAAAGCAGGTAGTAATCAGCGATCACCCACGCGTCGGGCAATCCCGTTTCTGTCGTTGGCTCGTCGTGGTGCCGATCGTGCGTTTTGCGAAACGGCGTCCAACTCCACTCGTGAAACACCCACCTATGAGCGATGTATTCCAGCGTAGGCCACGCCGCAACGATCAGGCCAGCAATAACCAGGTCCCTTGCCTCGAGCGGCCAAAGAGCGGTTCTGGCGATTACGGCCACAAGGGCCGAAAGCCAAATCAAACCGCCTCGGCTGCCAAGAAACAAAAGGATTAGGGATCGGAGTTTCATAGGTTTATCTCTGTTGAAATGGAACTGGAAATCCATCGTGAATCACACCGTCGAGCGACCGTCCAGCACGAACCTTGCCAACGCGCTGCAGGTTCTCGCCGAACTCTCCCCACTGCTTGAACAAGAACGGCACGCCAGCAGTTTGGCATTGATCGCGTATCGACCGGAACCAATCTGGATCAGTCGGCCTAGCTTCGGGCCCAGACTCTCCGCCAGCGATAACCCAATCCAGCATTCGCAGACCATCGAGCTCGTCGACGCGCAAGCGAGGTTTTCCGTTGGCATCGTTCCAAACATCCCACTTTGCCCAGCGAAAATTCACCGGCCCCAGCAATGGCTCGCAGCTCAGGAATAGCACAGGCGAAAGGTCTCGGCACTTGAGCAGCTCCGGTATCCGCTCGTCGGCGTATTCTTGGTTCTCTACGGAGGTTCCGAGCCAAACGTTACGTCGAAAGTATGGATTAACGTCTTTGGATTCCGATTCGTCCATAAACTCGCGTATTCTGCCAGTCGTGCCGCCGTCTAGGTGCTGCGATAAATACATCGATCGAATATTCTCCGGTCTTTTAGTCAGCAGCAGCCAGTCCAGGTTCGGCGTCGCATCGATCAAAGAGAACAACCTCTGACGAACGTCGGCCATTGTCCCGGCCCTGACACCTCTTTGCCTTGCCAACTCCGATCGCTCAGAATCTTCTTTGCTTGCAAAAATCCATGTCGAAGATGCAGTTTCAAGCCAAAGCCTTTCCCCCTTGCTGTTCACAATCGGCCCTTGCCAGTCTTCGAACACATCGGCTAGGCTTGCACAGAACACACGCTTGCGAAACCGATGAAGCTCTCGCTCTGGATAGCTTTTCGTCCCGACGCAGCAGTCCGCCACCCATTGGGCTTGTGCTACTTCGAACTGTTTTTGTACGTCACGGTTCCATTTCAAGGGCTTTGCCCAGTTCTCATTTGAGGTCAGAACTCGCGTGCCGTTTGGCCCCCATTGAACCTGCCCAAGCCGATGATCAAAGTCCCGCTCGGCATAGCAATTCATGCATGCCGGACTGACTTTCGTGCAACCGATCCAGGGGTTGAAGGTGTGATGAGCCCACTCGATTTTTGTGTTTTCTGCCATGATTTAGTGCTCAAGAAAATAGGACCCATAAACGCCGCCCCGAATTGGGTTGGCAAAAGGACCGGACAGGATTTTCACCTGCCGTGCTGAACCTACGAGTCAACGGAAGTCAGCCACCGCTTGCAAGCGGGCCGGTGTCGTGTTCGCGTCACGCCGCCGGTCCTCGCCACACTTTGCGTTTCGCAGTGGCCTCGCGGTTTCGATTAACGTGACTTCCACTCACGAGACCCCGAGGGGTCAAAGAACCGTGCGGGGTTCACACCCGCTACTCAAACGTGAAAAGGGTAATACTTGGTGGTATACGATCCTCGCCGTCTCTCCGGCTGTCTCGCTTCCGACTCCAACTTGCTGGGTTCAATCACGCCCTCGGTTGTGTCGTGCCCCCCCAAATTCGATTCACGGTTTAGGCGTCGCTGCGTTCCGGACC